AGACTTTAAACCCTTACCAAGCACTAGTCCCCTTGAGAGAAATAGATGTGGTTCGGAACAGCCACACCTTTTCTAGCCGCCCAGATTCGCTCTGATGCCCGCCTGACCTCCCGGTCGGTGGATGCCCTTCAACGCCTCGCTATCGTTGTAGGATGGGCTGTAGAACGCATCCGCCATGTGTTCTCAGTCGCCTTTTCCCGCCTGTGGGGCGTGCCGATCTGGCTCCTGCGGCGCGCTCTGCGCTGTGGTCGAGCTTGCGTCCAAGCCATGGCCCACTACGTGTTCACCAACATGCCCTACATTGTTCTGCTCGCCCTAGCCGTTTACCACCTCCGCTGGGTCTTTAGCCACCCCCTCGCTCGCGAGTTCGCCCAGAACTTCGTTGCCGCATTCGCAGTTCCTTTGCCCAACACCGGGCACTTGAGTCGTCGCTTCAAGGACCTCGTCGTTTCCGCCGTTCCTGAGCGCACCTCCGCCACTCCAAACGCGCACCAGCTCGCAGCTGATCAGCGCGCGGTGGCTATACAGTGCGTTCACGATTTCAGCACCATGTGTGGACTCCGCCATGTCGCCCTCAACGGCGCCCTGCGTGAGTTGGCCGACCTCAACCGTCTGGTCATCCACACCGACAAGGACCTCAAAGCGAACCCTGCGCCCCCGGATGCCCTTCAGAGCCTCTTCGTCCCCATTGGGGGCACGGCAGTCCTCAGTCTCATCGACGTCGACTACTATGCTAACATGCCTGCCCAGATCTCTGCGACGCCCGTACCATACGTCCTCTACACTTTTACCCCTGAAACCGCTGGCCGCTCTGACGGAGATTGCGCCTACACTTTCAGTGGCAATGAGGTCACTTGCTACTCCCCGGGCGCGGAGCCCTATTCCCATGAACTATGGGATTACAATGAGCCCCTCGTTCGATGCCAGTCGTGGTGGGGTTCGGGTATGGCCATCTGTGAGGTTACCAAGCGAACAATTTTCCCTGAGCGCTCCTTAGTCCTAATCGTCCCGACACACTACGTTCCCTTCCCCTTCTCGATCTTGTATAAGTGGGCCGTAAAGGGTACCCCGCTCAAGCGCTTCCAGCCACACGTCCCCTCTGTGTCCGGCGGTCCAGGCTTCACCAAGTTCAACATCCACACCGATTCGGGTCTTGAGGTAACACTCGCCCCGAGCGGTTCTGCCACGTCCGCGACCCTGCCCCAGTCTGATCTGGACATTGTCACGACCCATGTGATCAACTCCCCTTCTGCTTTGAACGCCCACACGATTCAATCTATCATTGAACGCAAGGGCGAGTCGAAGTACCGGGAAGCGATCATCCTGGCAAATTGGTTGAAGTCGCAGACCCGCCCCCACACCTCTCCCCGCGTCACCGCACACAACTGGACCCGTAATTATGCAATGCACGTTGCGCTCTGCTTGGAGCCCAACAAGCCAACCATGTACTCCTTCATGGACCCAATAGTAGACGGCGCCTACGTTCCGTACCGCACTCGAGACAACGAGCAGCGTGGAATCAATGGCAGGATATTGGAGATAGCAACCAACAAGAGAGCGTCTGAGGAGAACATGAAGCTGGGCCGTGAGTTCATCGCCCTCACCAAGCCAGAGAAATTGCTCCGTCCCTATGACATTTCTATGGTGAGAGAAAACCAGCCCAGACCCAGCCAGCGCAAGATCATACAGACCGCAGAAGACTCCGCCGGCTACCGCTCCGCCCCTCAGTCTTTCCAGAAGAACGACTGCGGCGCCGGCTACGGAGTGCCGCGTATGATCACGACCCTCCCTGCCCTGGAGAAGGTGAACTACTCCCAGTATATTTATGCGCTCGCTGACCACGTCAAGTCGATGCCCTGGTACGCCTTTGGCCGCACTCCTCGCGCCGTTGCGCGGCTCATTGCCCTCAAGCTCCGCTCCGCCAAGTTCATGGTCGATAGTGACATATCCCGTATGGACGGACGCATTGGCTTTGACTTGCGCATGCTCGAAACCGAGTACCTCATGGAGTGCTTCGGTGACGCAAACGTGATCGAGCTCCACCATCTCCAGTTTGGTGTCAAGGTTTATCCCAAGCTATGTGAGGCCTACGTGAGCGAATGGGCGAGACTCAGCGGTTCCGCTGAAACATCCTTGTTCAACACCTGGTGCAACGCTTGCATGGTCTTCATCGCTCTGCGCAAGATGAGAGACCCGTTCGGCCAGTTGGTCCACACTCCTGAGTCGGCCTACGCCGCGCTTGGCCTGTACGGCGGCGACGACGGGTTCACTCCTGACGTTGATCCCACGATTTTGGAGGCAGTCTTCGCCGACTTCGGCTCGAAGCTTACTTACAATGTGGTTGAGAGACACGCGCTGGGAGTCAAGTTCTTGTCCCGTATGTACAGTCCCTACGTATGGTACGGAGATGAGAGCAGTATGTGTGACATCCGCCGACAGCTGATGAAGTTCCACGTCTCCACCAGGAATTGGCGGGCCCAGAACGAGGAACCCTTTGAGCTTCTCATGGAGAAGAGCTTCTCCTTCTTCCTCACTGACGCCAACACTCCGATCATTGGCACGCTAGTGCGAGGAGTACTCCAGCAGACCAAGATGGGGGAAGCCCGTTACCCCGAGCTGTGGCAGTATTGCAGCGACTACCCGTCCAACGAACAGTACCCCAACGAGTATGGCGATTGGATGGAGTCCGTCATCCAGCGCGACCTTCCTGAGTTTGACCGAGCTAAGTTCGAGGAGTTCGCCGCTACTGCGCGAGGCAGGGATTGGCTCCGCGCACCGCTGTGCCTCGTCATTCGCCCGCCCCGCGTCGAAGCGCCGGTCATCGTTGCAGATGAAGTCGTCCCCTCAGAAGACGGCTCCACTTCCTGCGTCGAACCCTCCAAGCCCTACAAGAAGCCGAAAGCCCACAAG